CGGCAGGTAGCCCAGGATGGCACTGCGGATGTCACCCACGTTGATGAAGTAGCCGCTGTCGCCGTGGTTCTGCTTCACTTCAGTCTGCAGGGAGGTCATTGTATATTCCGGAGTTAGAAAACAATTTCAACGAAGCGGAGAAGCCTGTGCCGGTAGATTCCCAGCCTGAGGTAGGAACGTCGCAGGAAATGGCAGGACAAGGACCTCCGCCGGATTTCATTCTTCCACTCACAGCCAATGCGCCTGCCGGACAAAATGGCCGCGTGGCCTTTGCGGCCTCGGACTTTTCGGACAGAGGTGCCGGTCTTCCCGGATTTCAGACGCAAATTGCCGTGGAGTCTGACTTCCAGACGGACATGCTCCGGGGAAACTGGGAAACGACGCCCATTAGTACAGCCTTCTTTTCAGCCGAAAATGTGGAGAGGATTCAGCAGCTGATTCGGAAAGGGGTCTATGACCGGAGCGCGCCAAAGCACTATGTTATTGATAAACAGTCTGTGGATGAACTGAAAATCATCATGCGGGCCATTTATTACCAGTATGCCCGGAATCTGCCGAAGGATATTGCGGGGCAGGTGGCGGACTTGAATCAGAAAGTGATTGACTGGTCGGTTCCTCATATCCTGTCAGCCGTTGACCATTATCAGTACTATTTGAACGATATCAGCCATATGCCGGTACCTCTTGCGCAACCCCAGCACCTCAGCCGCGCCGGAACACGCAGCTTACCAATGCAGCCTTTCATGTAGGATGGTGTATGGATCGTTCCAAATCGATGGACGTGGGCGGCCCACGGAGGACCGAATTGTGATTCAGAAACTCTTGGAACACTGTGATCTCTTCGCCGTGTTTGATGGACATTCAGGAACCGGAGCAGTTCGCCTTACGGTGGAGCTGCTGCCCCGCCGGATACAGGCAGCCCTGGAGGCTGCGGGGCCGGATATTCTCCGGAATACCGGACGGCTAGCCGAGATTCTGAAGACCAGTTTCATCGAACACGACAAGGAACTCGCCCGGAACCGTGTAAGAGACTCCGGTACAACAGCCTCTGTAGCACTGATTACGGAGACACATGTGATACTTGCATACCTTGGAGACTCACCCGTATTTCTTATGGACCCGCGATCCGGTATGATACAGCGCGAGGCCGGAAAACACGAGCCGACTCTCGCGGGCGAGACCGAGCGTATCCGGCGCGCCGGTGGTACAGTGGAAATCGATGAGTATGGCACACCCCGGGTCGATGGCAGTCTTATGGTCTCGCGTGCCTTTGGTGATTTCAGTCTCAAGTTCGACGGCGCCCCACCCTTTGAAGCGGATTGGACACAAATGAAGGTGACGGCCCACCCGGATGTACTCGTATGGGAGCGACCTGAATATAGTGTATTGGCAATCATGTCGGATGGCCTCGTGGAAACCATGTCAGGCCCTTTGAAGCCGTATCAGCAGGTGGCGGCCGATATCAAGTTCGCCCTAGAAAAGAATAGTCTCGACCTGCCCAAATCGACACAGATGGTGGTTCATCGTCATGTAGCGGAGGCCACACGAGGGAGAAAACCTGAGTCCTATGATGGAGATGACCTGTCGATAATATTAGTAGATGTGGGAAAACGGACAGCCAGTCTTAGTCACGTTCAGGCGGGCGGCGATACCCTTGCCATACTCTCAAGTCTTTCCGCGCGTGCACGAACGCGAAAGGGGCGCGTGGGACGACGGAACAAAACTGGAAAGAGGAATCGAGTGGTTAAGATTCTGGGGTTTTAGTTGGCTGTGCTGCCGCAGGCAAAAATTGAGGCTGCTGCCAGCCTAAAGCTGGAAGGTACGAAATGGTGGTCCCTATTCTTATCTCGATTGAGGGCAATATTGGCTCTGGCAAGTCCACGCTGTTGCGGGAGCTGCGAGAGCGCAATCCTGACTGGCACTTCATCGACGAGCCAGTCGAGTCGTGGATGTCGCTGAAGAATGAGCGAGGCGAGTCTCTTCTTCAGCTCTTCTATGGTGATAAGCGCCGCTGGGCCTACACCTTTCAGCAGACAGCTCTTCTGACGCGCATGGCGGCAACGAAGGATGCTGTGGCCGCCTGGGGCGCAGCGGGCTTTCATGGGTCTCCCATCTTTATCACAGAGCGCTGTGTGGAGACGGATGCGCATGTCTTCGCAAAGATGCTAGCGGAGGAGGGGGACATCGATGCGCTCGAGATGACACTGTACAAGAAGTGGTTTGACCGATTCGCAGACAAGACGGTGCGACCGGCCGCCTACATTCTGGTCGATACGCCCGTTACGGTGTGCCATGAGCGGATTGCGCGACGGGCGCGGAGCGGTGAGGGCGGTGACGCAATCCCTGTTGAGTACCTCGACCGCCTGGATTCGGCACACTTCTCCTGGTTGATGAAGGACGGCCAGGAAGTCCTCCGTTTCGACAACACATCTAAAGACGGGACGCGTATTCAGGATGTGGAGAACTGGGTCAAGTCCCAGTGGCTCCACGCGCTGGATTGAGAATCCGTAGGCAGTGTGGGGGTATTTACTGTGTTCTGGTCCCTTAGCTCAGTTGGTAGAGCGTTCGTCTTATGAGCGACAGGTCGCGGGTTCGAACCCCGCAGGGACCACATTCTTTTTTGTAAATATTTTACTTAAATGGATGTGGTGTGTTATATAAATTTCCATATAAATCCGCCACCAGTTTTATAGTTTGGATTCTCGTTACATACTCTTGAAATAGTGCTATGTGCCAGATTATTAGCACGAGCTGCTTCACTTATGGAAGAATACGTACTTAGTAATATATTCTCTTTTGAGTATTTACATACTGCTCTAGAACTATCACGCATATGTTTTTCTCTACCTAACCTTAAATGATTTGTATCGCCGCCTTGTTTAACTGTAGGTTTTGATCGATTTCCAAGTAGCTTTAATTTTTCTTCTGGAGTTGCATTTTTCCACTTTAGTTTCATTGAGATACTTATTTTTTGCTTTCTTTCTTCTGTAAGCTTTCTTCCTCTGTTTGGATGATAAACACTTTTGAGTTTCTGACTCAAATATTGTTTATATGAATCAGTCATCATCTCTTTTGTTTTTTGACTCATTAATGCTTTTGTGCTTTCATGATGTTTTGTAAAATGACCACCTTCTTTTAGATTATATCCATTCGGATATAATGTAATATACTTCTTAATATATTCTGATTCATATATATCACAATCTTCATCAAAGCATATACATATAATTTTGAAACTAAAATTATATATTCCATATGAACTGTACGCATTTAATAAGTATCGCCCAATACTTTCTTTTCGCATTAACCTGTGCTGCTTCCATCTAGTTTCTATATCGGTACATCGGGTTTGACCTACATATTTCATTCCATTTACTAAATTAGTAACTAAATAAATATATCCCATCTAACTATAGTTTTTCTAAATATTTAGACCGCTAAACATTTCATTTCGGCACTTGGCGGGGCTCTGCCCCGCCGAATTGTAGCAGTAGAAATGGTTAGCGGTCGCCGGCCAACGAACATTTCAAAATGTTCGTTGGTCTAAGTATATTTAACGCATCTTTTTTACCCGTTGTACGGTTAAACAAGATGCTGTATATGATTTAAATGAATCTCGAAGGACTCCGTGCTGATTTCCTCCGTTTTGCCCACCTTCATAGTTGGTACAAACATGCCGACCTCAGTGGTGAGACCTTTTGGGCGTATCAGTACACTGGCCAGCAGCCGCGGAATGGGGTACATCCTCAAGTGGAAGACCTCTCAGGTATCCATTGGTGGTTTATTCCTGAGCCCCATCCTGGTGTCTCAACTGTACCATTCACCTTTGGACCCTTTCTTCGAGGCAGAGAGGGTCGCGATGGTAATGTCGCCTGGGGAATCTGGATTATTGTAAAGGATGCTGGGGAGGAGAGATTTCTGCGTTGGATTGCGGAGAACTATCCGCAATGGGGATCTATATCCGCAGAGGAATGGGAAAAAAAAGAGTTGGGCGACCCTATTCTTCTAGAGTTATATCAATCCGAGCAGGACCGATATTACGCTCGACTACTAGAGGCTATTAGACAGCCCCCGTCTTCTTCGGCTTGATAGCAATCTTCTTTCCCGTCTTTGTAGCCGGCTTTCCCTCCAGAGTTGCCTCACGGGTCGCACGCAGCTTCCCCCACGCCACATCAAAGTCGGCAAGGTCGCGCAGCCACAGCTGCTGTGCCGTGGTACCCTCAAGCTCTGCTACGGCCGTCTGGGCCACTGCTACTGCGCGCTTCTGGTCCTCGACGGCCGCTGCCTTCACGCGGTCCATGCGCAGACGGAGCAGATAGTCATATGCATCCACGTTTGTGGCGACCTTGTCAGCAGAAAGCGCCGGCAGCTCATGGGCAATCATCGCCGCCACAATATCACTGTCCTCGGCACGGCGCAGGTCAATGGTACCGGCCAGGACAGCCGCCAGGAAGCGCGCCTTTGCGTCGGCCTCAATGGCCTCTGCGTGCAGACGTGCCATCTCCGCCGCCCGTCGTGCCTCGTACGCCGCCAGGCGCGGCACATAGTAGGCCTCTAGCAGGTCACCGATACAGCCGTAGCGTGTGATGCGCATCTCTGTATCGAAGGCCACCATGTTACTCGTGCGCCACGTGGAGGTTAGCTTGAATCGCTTCTCGAACTCCACCGGATTCGCCTTCGCATCGTCGTAGTAGTCAGGGTCCAGCTCCAGCACGAACTTCACCGCAATGTGCGTGTAGAGGTCATCGAAGTTGCGCAGCACCGGCTTACCGTCCTCCGTCTTACTCGGGTCAGCCTTACCAGTCGAGCTCGCTCCTGCTCCGCCCTTGCCACCCGCCGCACCGGCTACACAGAGGTCATCGAGGAACTGCTTGTAGTCCGTCGTCCACGTGCCCACAGGCAGCTCCGTAATCGTCACCAGCTTCTTCTCATCGTTCCACTCATACAGGCCCTTCGTAACCCAGACACCATCCGACACCAGCTGGACGGGTCCCTTGAACCCGAACCACCAGGGACGCATCGCCAGATTCGCCAGCGTGGCACGGCGGCCCTCCAGGCGGTCACGCAGCAGCCCCACTACCTCTTCAGGGTTGTGGGGCGGAATGTCCGTGCTGAATCCAGTCCCGATGCCAATACAGCCATTTACGGCGAGCAGCGGGATAACAGGATAGTACGTCTCAGGCTCCACGAGCAGACCATCATCATCCAGATGCTTCAGAATGCCCGCGTCCTCCTTGCGGAAGATGGCGGCCACGATGTTCTCGAGAAAGGTGTGGATGTATCGGGGCGACGCGGCATCCTTGCCACCCAACAGTCGAGAGCCAAACTGACCCTTCGGGACCAGCAGATTGATATTGTTCGACCCAACAAACTGCTGCGCCATGGCCGTGATAGCCGCCGTGAGCGATGCCTCACCGTGGTGGTAGGCCGCATGCTCTGAGACGTAGCCCGCCAGCTGCGCCACGCGCACCTCCTGGTGAAGCCCACGCTTCAGACAGCCGAATAGAATCTTGCGCTGTGACGGCTTCAGACCGTCCATCACGGAAGGCAGCGAGCGCAGATTGTCCGCATTGCTGAAGTGAATCAGCTCGTCGTGGATAAAGCGCGTGTAGTCAACGCGACCACCGGTCCCCACCTCCAGCAGACGCCCCGCGTCGTAGCTCGCCAACCACTTCTTACGGTCGTCGGCGCGCTTCTTGCTGAACGCCAGCGACATTGACTCGTCAGTCTCGCCGTCCCAGGCATACTTGATCTCATGCAGGTTCTGGAACCACTCCATGGCCTCCACATCCTCACTCGTGCCCAGACCCTTGTAGTACTTCAGATGCCAACCCGCCGCGGTCCCCGTGGGCTGTGCGGCCTTCCACTTCTCGAACTCGCCGGCGGAATAGAAGGAGAGCGTCTCGCTGCGGCGCGTGGCCTTCAGCAGCGGCGTGGCAAGCGAGCAGATGAAACCGGCACGCATGAGCTCGGGCCACTCCGCATGGAATAGATTCATGAGCAGACCCTTGATGTGCGACCCGTCCAGGTCCTGGTCGGCCATTACCATCACGCGCCCGTAGCGCAGAGACTTCAAGTCGCTGTACTTCTTGCCCTGCTCCAGGCCCAGAATCTTCTTGATGCTCGTCAGCTCCTCGTTCTTGGCGAACTTGTCGGCGCTCACGTCGCGCACGTTCAGCATCTTACCCTTTAGAGGAAACACACCCCACTTCTCGCGACCCACCACGGAGAGACCCGTAATGGCCGAGGTCGCAGCCGAATCTCCCTCTGTCAAGATGAGTGTGCACTCCCCTGACTTGGCCGTGCCGGCCCACAGCGCATCCACCAGCTTTGCCATGCCGCGAATGGTCTTCTTCTTGGAGCCGTCTGTCTTCTTAGCATCCTTGTTCGCCTTCGCATCCAGGATTGCCATGGCCGCATCCAGCAGACCCAGCTTCATCAGGTCCTTCACCAGCTTGCCCTCGGTCTTGAAGACGGAGCCGAACTTGGATGCCGGCGTGGTCAGTGTCTCCTTCGTTTGAGAGTCGAAGGCGGGATTCACAATCGTCGCGTTGACGAAGAAGATTACGCTATCCTTCAGCTGTCCAGGCTTCACCGGCACCTTCTTCTTGGCTGCCGCCTCACAGAAGTCGCTCATCACGGTACCCACAACCTTCTCCACATGCTTGCCACCCTTCTTTGTATTGATGCCGTTCACAAAGGACACGTGCTTCTCGTCAGGTACGCCATCCTCCTCGAACAGCTGTCCCGCGAGGACCGCCGCCACCTCCCATCGCTCTCCACAGCGCTCATACGCAATGGCCGACTCATCACGTACGAACAGCTTCACGAACTTCTCGAACGTGTTTGCCGCAATCGTGGCGCCATTCCACGAGACCTTCACGTCACGCCCCGCCATTGCAGCCAGCTCTACTGCGCGCGTGTGGAGGATGTTCGTCATATCTGCAATGACAAGCCCAGGGAACCGCTTCAGGTCCGGCTCGTAGGTGATGAGCACATACCCGTTGGCGCCCTTATCAGGCGTCACATACGGCTTTCCCGTAACCGACATGTTCTCGGTCCAAGTCTGCTTGTACTTCTTTCCGAAGCGGGGCGTGCGGGTCTCCACAGTGAACTTGCTACTGAAGATGTTCGTGAGCTTGGCGCCATAGCCATTCTTACCACCCACAATCTTCTCCTCGCCCTCCTTGTAGTTCCCGCTGGTGAGCAGGTGGCCGAAGATGAGCTCAGGTGCCCACACCTTCTCTGTAGGATGCTGCTCGATAGGGATACCGTCACCATCATTCTCCACGCTGATGGTAAACACTCCGTCCTTCTCACCCGCTGAAATCTTGATGTGCTTGACCGGCGTGCGACCAGCCTCTGTCTGCGAGCGGACGAGGGCGTCGCGCGCATTCACCAGAATCTCATCGAAGATCTTGTAGAAGGCAGGATTGAATGCCACGGCACGACGCGCCATCTTTCCAGATGCGGCATCAAACACCCAACGCGACTCCGAGTGCGTCTCCGTGCTGCCGACGTACGTGTCAGGCAGCTTCAGAACGTGCTCGCGATGCGAGAGCTTCTCGTATGCGGATGCAGTTGCCATGATTCCCTATACCAAGGGAGGGGGTCGAGGGCCGGGCCAATTTTACGGGGCAGCTTGAAAATTTGAACCGCAGTGGCGACTAGGAATAAGTACCCGAATCCTTTCCAGCATGCAGTGTTCCCTCTGTAGACAGTATATCTATGACTGTGTAGACTCCGCGTTGCCAGCCTTGGCACCCAAACGGAGACTCTCTATTCGCCCACTTATCCAGGAAACTGTAATCGAGTACTGTCGCGTACTGGCTATCTGCCTTCGCCACCCGACGGTTTATGAACAGATTCGTGATAATCTGCGGACAATGATTGAGTATTACGGGCTCAAGGAGACAGAGGCTGGTCTCACAAAGTGTGTACCTGTTCTTGAGAACTCGCTCATGTTTCTCAGTGCGCGCGTATCCGATACCCTTGGGTTACCCGAGGCCGATGTGCTTGATTGGTTTCGCACGTTCTCACTGCGACTCTTTGTAGATCACTTGGATGTACATAAGATGCACACCAAAGTCATCCCCTTTGAAGTTCCCGCGCCTAAAAAGAGGGCCGTGGAGGAAACACTCGCAGATAAGAATCTAGATGAGCTGGACCCCCTTTATAGCTAGGCGCCCCCCCCGTTAGCCCTTTACAAGGACTAACAGCTTGTTGCTCATTCTTCGCAATGCGCTGGCTAGCTCTTTACAAGGACTAGCAGCTTGTCGTTATCCCACCCAGGGGACCACCGATGCTTGTGCTCAGTCACCACAAAATACACCAATGTACATTGCGGCAGTATATCCTTTAAAGCATCATAGTACTTTTTTTCTTCCGTTGCTCGAAAGACATCTTCCACAATCATATATCCGCCGGGCCGAATATGGGGCAGCGCCTCTCGAATAATCCGTATCTGATGGTCGAAATCGTGGCTTGAATCATCCAGAATCACATCGAATAGTTCATCGCCTGCGACCCCTTTTAAGGCCCGCGTAACATATCCATCTACCCCCACATCCATAAGAGAGAATGTGGCACGTGCACGGACCCTTGATGCACACACCTTTAGAAAGTTCTCGTCGCGGTCAAAAAAATGAAACTTCGTCTCAGGATGCTGAAAATATTGATTCCACATCACACAGCTTGCCCCGCCCGCAATACCAATCTCCGCAAATCGCACTGGCTTCGTCGACATTGGAGAAAACAGCATTGAATAGACTGGCGTATAAGGATGACGATGTGCTACATGATTAATCGGCGATTTATCTGCCCCCGCGAAGTCACCGAGAATACATAACTCTGTAACAGCATCTGTAGAGTCAATCACGAATCGCGGTATCATCTATGCCCCAAACTCTACCACCTTTTAAGCACTAGTCTTAGTAGATGGCGGCTCGTCGTCAGACTCGACGTGCAAGACACCGTGGAGGATTCTATCCATCCATTATGCAAGGTATAGTACAGATTGGACCCTTTTTTACACCGTTCGCGGCTCGACAGGGATATCGTCTGGTCTCAAATGACTCCACACGAATGGCCGGACGGCTTGGCCGGATGCCGGGCCGACGCCGCAGCCAATCCAGACGCACTCGCCGCAGGTCCAAAAATACGCGCCCACCGGCATAAAGGTCTTTTCAAGGTACGGGTATAGAAATGTCCGTAGCCCGGCCGAATGCAAACGGCAACCTCTTTGAGATTAAGACAGTGCAGTCTGGTGCTTTTCGCACACTGATTGAGGCTCTAAAGGAGATTCTGACGGAGGCAAATCTAGAGTTTGACTCGCAGGGCATCAAGATTATGGCTGTCGATGAGACCCATACTGTGTTGGTCTATCTGCGTCTGCACGCGGACCGTTTTGAGACCTACTACTGTCCTGCGAAGCATGTGCTGGGCGTCAACATGATTTACTTTTTCAAGCTTATCAAGACAATGGGTAACAATGACAATCTGACTCTGTACCTGCCCGCATCCAATCCGAACAAGCTGGGAATCCGTATGGAGAACTCGGAGAAGTCGACTGTGACGAACTATTTCTTGAAGCTGTTCGACACGGATGTGGAGGATATCCAGATTCCTAGTCTCAACTTTACCAGCATTATCCACATGCCGTCGCTGGACCTCCAGAAGATTTGCCGCGATATGAATGCGCTGGGTGAGAAGCTGGATGTGGAGATTACCAGCAGCGGCTCAGACCTCATGTTTAAGTGCATGGGTGACTTTGCTGAGCAGGAGACCATCATCTCGGAGAATAACAACTCCAATATGAAGGTGCATAAGACCGCGGGGGCGGGCTCGGAGATTGTCCAGGGCATCTTCCAGCTGAAGCATCTAGTTCTGTTCACCAAGTGTACCTCGCTGTGCCCGAGCATCGAGCTGTATCTGAAGAACGACTTCCCGCTCATTCTGCGGTACACGGTGGCAAATCTGGGCGAGGTGAAGCTGGTGCTGGCCCCGATGAAGAACAAGCAGCAGGCAATTGCGTAAGCAATGCAGCCTGATGCGGATATCTGAGTGAGCTTGCGCGCGAAGAACAAGCAGCAGGCTATTGCTTAAAGCTAATTGCAGCTAACTGATTAAATGCTACCCCGCACTACACTACGTCATCTTATGACGCAGCGCAGCCTGGACCTCAACTTTAGAGTCTGTCTTGGTTCCTCTAAGCACAATGCTACAAATGAATTGACCTCTATATACCCGTTTCTCCTACAGGAGTGCATCTCGGCTGCCACGGGTGGAAAAGGCGAGACAACCGTTCTAGTCCCTACTCGATTCGCGCCGAGCCTCATTCCCCTTCTTGAGCAGTCGCTAACCGACTGCGAACTCACGGTTCGTACACCGAAGGTGGAGTTATGGACGCCGGTTCATATCGACTGGAGCTAAAATTGGAGTATGTGCACACCCTTTTAAGATTGTACTGCCAAAATGGAGCAGAGGATTGAACGATTCTATACGCTATGCGCAAATCCCTGGTATCCCGTGATGAACTGGGTGCTAGATGAGATGGTTCTACACTCTCATCGCCATCCAACTTCGATTCATGTGTCGGATGGCTGGCAGTTCTATGGAATCGACCGTCATACTCTGAAGAACACCCTTCGGAAGCGAGTCAAAAAATTGAGGGGAGCTCCTTATCCCTTTGTAGGTACAAGATGAACGTTGCTATAGACGCCGCTACTATCTTTGAGAAAATGCTGACACTTAGCGCGAGCGGTGCTCCTCCACCCGATCCAAGAAAGCTGTATCGGTATTATGCATGTGAAGAGAGTCTTACTCAACAGGGATACAAGCGAATCTGTACACAGGTGCCCCCCTCCCAGGCTGCCGGTGCCTCTCTTGAGAAGATTTACGTGGGCTGGCCACAGTTTCTCGACACTCCAATCCTATCGGTCAGTCAACGTAAAATTGTAACCCGTGTTGTACCAGTCAACCAGTCATAGCCCCCTCCTCCCTCGAAATGAACTCCTGTATTCCTCTCGAGTTCTGTATGGACCTCAAAACTATCAGCTTCGAGGTCCATGCAATTCTACTTCTCACAGTCTTCTCCTACTTTCTAAGTGTCGCCTGCTGCTGTGTGGCCTGTTGCGCGCGAGAGAAGAAGGACTAGTTACATCTTCTTCTCCACGTGCGGCGTGTAGAGCACATCCGCCGGAACCAGTTTTTTATGGAGCAGATAGATACCCGCAGGGTCCTTGTACTTCTCACAGTCGCGGTTCCACACCTTAATCACATAGAATCCTACACGGTGCGCACCTCCAGGTCCGTTCATGATTTTTGGAGAGATACTGACGCCCATAATCTGGTCTGACGAAGTTGCCGTAGCAAGGCTCATCGCAGCCGCCAGACAGTACGCCTTGTAGTAATCACCCCCCTCTTCAGGACCGCCGCGCAGCGAATAGGAGCCGCCGCGAATATTCTGATAGTTCTCCCAGAGGGGAGGCACACCCTCACGCATAAAGAAGAACATTCCGCGCTTCAGTTTGTCCCCCAGCTCGTGAAACACCTGGAGCATCTCACGCAGCGTCTTCACCGCTGCCACCTTCTGAAAGGTATCCAGGGTCCACCGCTTCTCCCGAGGTGCGTGGAAATACAATGTCCATACACCAGAGGCCAGCGGGGTATCAAGCTCGGTATTCGGGGACGTCGCCATTCTTGAATACCGAGGTTCTACTTGGAGTCGCGGGCCAATTTTAGGCCGCCTCACGCAGTGGATTTGTGGCTGGAGTTACCCCCTCACGCTGATCGGCGGGGGCGTCCTCCTCGGACTCGGCTGCGGGCTCCTCTTTCAACTCCTTTAGAGGACGAGCATCGTAGATATCAGTTGTGATCTGCTCTGCCGCTGCCGTCATCACACGTGCCTTTAGAGTACTGCTCGGTACAATCGAGGAATGAACGGACCAGATATCAATGATATCGGAGATAGAAACCTCATGGCTTACCGAGTTATCCAGGTGGCGATTGGTCTGCACGCGCACCTTCTCAATGAAGTCCGTCAGATCGTACTCAACACGCTTCGCCTCTGTGTCTACCAACTCCAGACTCAGAATGGGAAGCGGGTTGATAATACGATACAGCGAATGAACAGACGCGTACAGGAGGTGCTCCATAGGGCTGTAGAGCCAACTCGGCGTGGCACCGCGCGTGGCACTCACGTTGACCGCATTTACAGGATAAATACCCGCGCGACTACCAAACAGAACGTAGTAGCGCGGCTGGAAAACACCGGTCACAGCAGAGAAAATCTCCGTGCCTAGCTCTAGACCCTTTGAAGCAACCTCATGAAGGTATCCGTACCAGCGAATAGCAAAGAGCACCCAGCCTGCAGGTAGAAACTCCATTCTAGACATCCAAGGTCACCGGGCCTTAGGTCTTTTAGTAGAAAAAGGGGCGCTCTCGTGACGAAACATACGGCGCAGGCTTTGACTCTGTAGAGAGAAGTTGCTGCTTTGCCGCGACTGTTTTTTCATGGCGACGAATCGAATAGATAAGATATCCGAATCCAATAAGCATAAAAGGGAGAATGAGCAATATCCAGGCTACGATTCCTACGCCTACGCTACAAAGGGTATACATCAGGAGAGATGCCACTATGCCAAGAAGTACATGCGCGGGGATATAGGAATATTCCTGCTTGAAAAGATCAATAACAACAATTGCAATAAAAATGGCGACTGTTACAAGACCAGGTCGGCAAGGCGTATAGGATTTCTCTTGGGCATTCAGCTGATTTACAGCAGCCTCCATCTACTTAGGCGGTAGGCTTCTTGTATACCAGAA